ATCTCATTTGTTTTTATATTATGCATATTTACTTTTTTACCGTTTGAATGTATTAAATTATCTTGTGTGCTTACCCACTCTAAATTCTGTGATGAATTATCTAATTTATATTCATTAATATGGTTTACTATATCAGTTTCAGCTGTTCGTCCTTCAACAAATGACATGGCAACAATTCTATGTATTTTGATTTTATCACATTTTTTCGAGATAGCATCAGTAATTGTAGCCGTTTTATAACCTGCTAGATTTGTTGTTTGATGTATATATTTTTGTGTTTGTGTATTCCGAATAGTTCCATAATTCGATACTTCATATAAAATGTAATCACGCTTTACGATTTCATTATTTTTATTTTCTTCCAAATTAAAATCAATTATACCAATATTTTTAAAGACTTCATCTTCTTTGAGTTCTGGTACGTATTCTTCTTTATGAATTTTATATTTCCAAATGAATCCATATGCTGACTTACTTCTATTTGATATACAGTTCATTAAATTTTCTCGTAAATAAGTTTTATTTTCAGTCAATATATCATCAACATTATCCCACTCTTTTATTAATTTATTTTTTAGATCATATTGTTGAACGATATCTGTAGATTTTAATTTAAAATTTTTAATATAATATGTTGCATTTTCAGCAGGTGTCACCCAGCGTAGATTATTATGTTTATCATTTAATTTGTTATTATCTATATGGTCAACAAATGTTTTAGAAACATCATCATTTGGTATAAAATGCTCTGCGACTAATATGTGTATATAATATCCTACGTTCTTATCAAATTTTTTATCCCCTTTAAGCAATCCTATACTTTGATAACCATTCGAAAGGTAATAAGTCAATTTTCGATTTGACAATAATGACCATACATTGCCAAAATTTGATATTTTATAGCGTCCGTCATATCCAATAATGTCTTTGTAAATTTCACCTTGTTCGATATTTTTGGGATCAATTTCATTTATGATTTCTTTTTTCTTTGATTCTTTTCTTCTATCGTTTTCACGGACTAATATTAATTCTAAATTATCTATTCTATTATTAAATCTATTGCCATCAATATGCCTTACAATATATCTTTTATCATTCAAAGGACTAATAAATGTTTCATATACTAAATTATGTACTCGTTTCGTGTAATTAATTTTATTTTTACGTAATGTTACCATATGAAAATCTCTTATAACCATAAAATTTAATAATTCATTTGTTGTTTTATTTTTTATATTGCCGTAATTTGATATCAAATAATCCTCAAACTCATTGATTTCTTTATATTTTTCTTCTATTGTTGCTCTTAAATTTTCAACAAAATGTAAATCTTTCAATATGTTTTGTGATATTTGCGATTCATCGTTTGTAATTTTTATATTAAACCAATTTTCAATCTGGACCATTATATTTAATAATATATTTGTATATAGTGAACTTTTAAATATAAAATATAAATGTCAATTTTTATTATATTTTTCTTATGTAGTATTATAAAATGTCAGATAGACAAAATAATTATATTGATCTTAAATTAAACGGTAGATTGTTTCCGAGCTGGATACTGGCTAATTTTCCTAATTATAAACTTCCTGAAATTTTGAGAACTGAAGGAGAGGACCCATGTAATGCAACGCAATCTAAAGAATTACGATTATATCAAATATTTATCAGCAAGTATTTAGATTATAGATCACCATATCATGACGTTCTACTCTATTTTGGCCTTGGAAGTGGAAAAACACTCACGGCTATTAACGTCTACAATGTCTTATACAATTATACGCCCGGTTGGAACGTTTTCATTTTACTAAAGGCAAGTCTTAGGGATCACCCATGGATGAGTGAATTACAGGAGTTCCTTCAAAAAGACGAACTGGAATATAGGTTTAAGAACATTATATTCGTCAGTTACGATTCTCCGATAGCCGACAAAGCATTCCTCGATGCTGTTAAGAACGCCGATACATCAAAAAAATCATTATATATTGTTGATGAAGCCCACAACTTTATTCGTAACGTTTATTCAAATATTAACAGTAAACAAGGACGTCGTGCGTCAACAATATATGATCATATAATTAACGATAAAAAAGAAAATGAAGGTGTTAGAGTTATTTTACTATCTGGTACGCCAGCTATTAACACACCATATGAATTAGCACTATTGTTTAATTTATTGCGTCCAGGTATTTTTCCGAAAAGTGAAACACTATTTAACCAAGTATATATGTCATCAGCCGGATACAATAAAATTAGTGATGCAAGTAAAAATATGTTTCAGAGACGTATAATGGGACTTGTCAGTTATTATATTGGTGCAACTCCTGATTTATATGCATCGAAGACATTAAATTATGTCGATGTTGAAATGTCAGATTATCAGTCAGATATTTATGGACATTTTGAAGAAATAGAAGATAATATGGCGCGACAAAAAAAAGCAAAAAAAGGTGGTTCAGAAACATATAAATCATATACCCGTCAAGCTTGTAATTTTGTATTTCCACAAATCAACCAATGGGTTACTGGTGAAGGTAGACCTAGACCCAATAAATTTAGAATTGATGAAAAGGATGCAGTGATTCTTGATGAAGGTAAAGGTAAATTAAAACTAGAGAAAGGATCAACCAAATTTCTCAATGTTCAAAAATATATGAAAGAATTGAATATGTATGTCGATACATTTGATCAATATTTGGAAGAACAAAACAAAAAAGATAAACAAAATGGTCATACGATAGTTGACGATGTGAAATCTTTCCATGAAAAATACAATGATATCTATGAGGATTTTTTCAAAAAAGAAACTAAAAAATCATCCTTATTTGAAGCATTGTGGAAATCATCGGCTAAAATGACAAACATTATATTTAATATATTGAAATCACCAGGTCCTGTATTAGTATACTCAAACTATGTACTTGTAGAAGGCTTGCAAATTTTCAAAGTCTATCTGAAACATTTTGGTTTTAGTTCATATGAAGACCAAGGAAAAGGAACCAATGGATTTAGATATGTTGAATATCATGGTGGTATTGATGAGGGACAAAGATCTATTAATTTGGAGGTATTCAAAAATATTAATAATAAACATGGTAAAATTGTCAAAATTATTATGATTTCCCCAGCTGGTGCCGAAGGTATCAGTTTAAATAATGTTCGTCAAGTTCATATTATGGAACCTTATTGGCATGAAGTACGTATTACACAAATGATAGGACGTGCTATTCGTCAATGTTCACATAAGGCTCTTCCAATGGACGAAAGACATGTGGATATCTATAGATACAAATCAATTCGTAAAAAAGTGGGAGCAAAATGGACAGCTGATCAGCAAATAGAAAATTTAGCTAGAGGAAAGGAAGGATTAATACAATCTTTCTTAGATGCAATGAAAGAGGTAGCTATCGATTGTGTTTTAAATAAGGCACATAATATGATGGCCCAAGAATATAAGTGTTTTCAATTTGAAGAACCATCATTATTTGATGAACAAATTGGTCCAGCGTATAAAGAGGATATGTTCGATGATATGAAAATAAATAATGGAAGTAACAGTCCAGATGCTTTAACTATGAAAATTAAAGTCATGAAAATTTCTTCTGTTATTCAACTTACTCCTGAAGATGAAAATGGAAATGCAACTTATTCAGATCCTAAAGATTATTGGTATAATCAAGATACAGGCACAGTTTATGATTATAATTTACAATATCCTATGGGTAAAATTGCAACCGATGAAAACCTTCCCAAGAAATTAAATAGAGATACATATATTATAGACAAACTAATACCCATCCCATTAATTAAAGAACACTAATTTAATATTATTAAATTGACTTTTTAATACAATTTTAAATTCATATTATTATATTTATTTTTAATTTCGTTGAATATAATATTATCATTATCAAACACGTGATATTTAATTATACCAGTTTTATATTCCCAAACACCAACTAATTGTACATTTTCATCTAAAATACATTTATATTTATCAATATAATAAGATTTCCCATTTAGTATTATTTTTTCTAGTATGTACTCATTGTCTGGTATTTTTTTTGGTGTTAATATTTCTGTTAATATCAGATTACGACTTTTTTTCATTTCGGGAAACATACCTAATATTTTATCGACAATTTCAATTTCTTTAATTGCAATTTTTTCTGAATCACTATATCCATCCTTCATTTCATCAGAGTTGTAATTTGAAGAATCATTAGATCTTTTAACTAATGAATCTGAATTTTCTGAATTATTTGAATTTTCTGAATTATTTCCAATTAATTTTGTAAGAATATTTTCTTTTTTTTTCTTTTTCCCTTTTTTATCATCTAATAACTTTTTAATGGATATATTTGACGTTTTATTTTTAGTAGAGTTGTTCAGTTTAATTTTATTCATTATGTGTATTATTTTATCTATTAAATTATATTTAAGTAATAATTATTTTTTTTTCAATTTTTATACAATTTTACACCTGCTAAGAACGAATCTTGAGATTCAATTAAAAGGGTTATTATAACATCTAACAATGTTATAAATATATTATAATATATTCAAAATAAATTATAATGAATTTTATCTCACATAATTTTATATTTTATTATAATTATGCCAAACCCAAATGATTTAATTGATAGTATAAATTCTACCGATGTTAATAATGCTGCTAGCAAAGAGGATAAAAAATGTGCACCTGGTAAAACTTTTGAGGACGGATCATGTATATCATTAAATGTCCTCATTGAAATGGCAAAAGCTCATAATAAAGAATGTGAGGCAAGCAATGATAGTAAAAATATTATCAAATTGTATCCATCATTTGAAACATTAAATAGAAAAAAATACAAAAAATATCTCGTAATGGAATTCAAAAAAAAGTATAATGACGTATGCACTACAGGACCTGTTCAAAAATGCTGGTTGTCTCAACCATTCATAAAACGCATGCAAAAACTTCAGCAAGAAGAATTAACAAAACAAACATTTAGACCAGATGGACCTCAAGGAAAATTCGAATGGTTGAATACACTTAATATTAATGATGTTATGAAACAATATGAAAATAAATATAAAGATTTTAAATTCTTAGGAGCCGTTCCAATGGATTTTGATGATATTACACCTCTTGGAATTAAAGAATTAGATCTTACATTGCTACAACAAAATGGAAAACATAGGATCGGAATTATATTTAATTTGGATGAATCATGGAAATCAGGATCCCATTGGGTTGCTGGATATGCTGATTTAAATAAAGGAGATATTTTATATTTTGATTCGTACGGTACCGAACCAGAAGCAAGAGTAAGAAAATTTATGAGACGTGTTGCTAAATACTGTGAATCAGAACTTAAAATTAAATCAAATGCTGATCATAATAAAGTAAGACATCAATATGATGGTAGCGAATGCGGTGTATATTCTATTAACTTTATTCTCAGAATGTTGAGAGGTGATAGTTTTGAAGAAATATGTAAAAGTAAAACCCCCGATAGAGTTGTTAATAAATGTAGAAAAGTTTATTTTAAATAATTGTATTTTAATTTAAATATATTTTTAATATATTGATTTAATCATATATAGACATATATGACAAAACCAGATATAAATAATATTCTTGATGAATATGTACAAATAACAGCTGAATTAACGAAATTAAAAAATTATGTATATGAACTCCGTGATTCATCTCTTGTCGATATGAATAATGCACAAAGTAACGAAGAAAAAAAAATATATTTCAATAAATTTAGGGATGAGGTAGATCAACTTAGAAATAATAAAGAATTCACAAAAAAATATAAATCATTAAAGAAAAAACAAATTGAGATAAAAAACTTATTACTAAAATATGATAGTACATACACTGAACAAAGTAAATCATCTATTCCTAAACTATCCACATCCTCATGTGTATCGAAACATACATTACAGCACATTAGAGATGCCACATTTATGTCTAACAATTTATGTGAACAGGAACTTAAATCTAATCAAATCAATCAAACTAAACAAAACAAAATAGTGAATGTTGATTGCGATATTTCAGGTATGATAACTGAAATGTTAAATAAATATGAGAATGGTACGACTATTATACCAACAGATCCAGAGTTACAAATACATAATTTATTTTCTCATAAAAATAAATTAGACCGTTCAAATAATATAATTATTTTTAAAAATAAATCTAAATCTAATAAACTTAAATCTCGTGAGTTTAAATCTAACAAATCCAATAAAATAGTTACAAAAAATGAATCTGATTGTAAAAAAAATCCAGATATTAAAAAAATTAGAATTGACATAAATTGATATCAATTTATTATTTCAATTACTTTTTATCACATCTTTCAGCGATCTCATTCCATGAACATTGACAATTTGAGTTTTTATAACATGATCTGGGGTCGGTAAGATTTGATATTGGACATGGTATACTTAATGACCTAACATGACTGAGTAATTTTTGTCGTTGTTCATTTTTTTGTTCAATTATTTTAATTTTGTTCATTTCTGCATTATAATCAGATACTTGTAAAGAATAAAGATACATAATGCACAATGTAACCAATATTATTATAATGATATATATATATCCCAACATTTATATTAACAGAAACAAATATATTGTTATTAATAATCTTATATAAATAACAATATAAAATTTATTTGTTTCATATGTGAATTATTAATTATCAATCAAGGTTATTATTTCGTAACGTCTTCTCTCGGAGATGTAGAATTTGATGAAGAATCATTCGTTTCAAATACAAAAGTCATTCTATGGGGTTCATTTTTGAAATCGTAAAAATCATCTGCTTCTGTTCTCGAATTTTTAAATTTTATTATTAATTCTCTTAATTCCTCTATGGGTTTAGTAAAAATTTTGTGTATTTTTGATGGTATTTTTAATAAATCAATTTCACAAATCGGATCTGTTTTTGAAATTGTATCTATATACATGTATACACGTGTATCTATCGGTCTTTCTGAAACGTATCTTGATAATCCATTATATGATTTTCGTGTGAATCCCAAGGTCTTAACTATACCATCACCTTGTATTTCAAATACTTTTCTTTCCGTACTTTCTATTTTAATAAGAGATTTTTGATGTACATCTATTTTTAGTTTTACATCTAATTCATCGAATCCAGACTGTATAGCATCTATTATTTCACGCATTGTATAATTACCAGGCGGTAATTCAAAACATTCAGGATCATTATCAGAATTTTTTGTTTCATTTTCCATTTCGATAAATTTAAATTTAAATTCATTGTGTTTTTCTACTATTTTAATTAATGGATATGGCAAATTAATATCAGTTATTTCCAATGATACAATATTATTGTATACCTGTTGTAACTCAATCATATAATCACTAAAATATTCAGGTTCACTAAATATTTCTGAATCTATTGTTAGCAGTTGTCTTCTTATTTTAACTTGTCCTTGATTTCTTTGTTTATCATTAATAGATCTACTATTATCATCTGAATCCGTATCAACAGATTCAGGTTCTGATTCTGCTGATTCTTCAGTTTCTATATATGCATTTTCTCTCTCTTTCGGTTGAGATTTAATAAATGGTTTATTTTCTTTTATTTGACCATTTTCCGAATTTAATTTTTTCTGTTGAACTCCATTTTGTATTTTGGTTTGTTTCTTCTTAATATTTGATTCAGAAATTGAATCATTCTCAGACTCAGTTTCAGAACTATATGATGTTAAATCTGATTCATTTGTATTTTTGTTATTCACCTTTACATTTTTAATATTTTTCTTATCAGATTTAATATTTATTTTAATGTCGCTCATTATATTTTTATTCATTTTCTGTTCTTTTTTCTCAGTCTGTGTCTTTAATTTATTAATCATCTCAAGTACTTGTTCTTTTTTTTCATTTTTTTCATTTTTATTAGATTTCTTAAATTTATCAGATTTATCAGATTTATCAGATTTATCAGATTTATCAGATTTATCAGATTTATCTAATTTATTTGATTTAATTGATTTGTCTATTTTGTTCGATTTATTTGATTTGTTCGATTTATTTGATTTATTCAATTTATTCGATTTATTCGATTTATTCGATTTATCGAGTATGGATTTTTTTTTATTTTGTTTATTGCGCTCAGAGTAATTATGCCCTGATTCAGATTCTGAATTATCTGAATCATCTAAATCATCTGAATCATCTGAATCATCTGAATTATCCGAATTATCCGAATTATCTGAACCACGCGAATTATCTGAATCATCCGAATTATTCAAATCATCTGAATCATCTGAATCATCCGAATCATCTGAATCATCTGAATCATTTGAATCATCTGAATCATCTGAATCATATTTTGATTTATATGATTTGCGCGATTTAACGTATGTAGATTGATTCGATTTATTTGATTTACTTGATTTACTTGATTTACTTGATTTACTTGATTTATTCGATTTATTCGATTTATTCGAATTCATATATTTATCAATCGAGGTATCACCTTGTTTAACTTTTTTGATAATATCATTTAATTCAGTTGATGTTAATTTTTGAATTTTTTCAAAATTTAAGCCATATGTTTTAGCGATTTCTTCTTTAATAGAATCTATTTTATCTTTCATGTCAGAATTATTCATTTTATTTAAATTGCTTAAGTTGTTTCCTGTTTTGGAATTATTGCCCTCCCTACCACCCTGATGAAAATTTTGATAATTATTATTTTGAGAATTATTCATTTGTCTTGGAGACATTGATGGATCAAAGTTACCTCTTGGTATATTTATATCTCCTCTATCATTATTTAAACGATTCAGTCGCGAATTAAAATCGTCACCGTTCACTTTATTATTATTTCCATTTCCACTGTTAAAATTATTAAAATTATTGAAGTTATTACTATTATTATTAGAAGTGTTGAAATTATTTCCATATAATTCATTATTGCCCATCATGTTACCCATATTACCCATGTTACCCATATTACCCATATTTGTATTTCCGAAAGGCTCGCTATAATTATTATTATTGTTATTATCATAACCCATTGCACCCATGCCGCCCATACCGCCCATGAAAGACCCGTCAGGATTATTTTTCATTTTTTTTACTAATTCCATTTCTTCTGCACTCATGCGACTATCACCACCATCTAATGAAAAATTTAATGTTGGTAAATTATTGCCATTTCCTGGTGTAAATCCATAACCCATATTCGGATTGAAATTACCTCCGCCACCACTATTGAAATTATTATTTCCGTAATTATTGAAATCATCGAAACCATCAAAACCGCCTCCATCCATTCCACGGCCTCCCATAGAATCCATTCCACGGCCTCCCATAGAATCCATTCCACGGCCTCCCATAGAATCCATTCCACGGCCTCCCATAGAATCCATTCCACGACCTCCCATAGAATCCATTCCACCACCTACCATTGAATTTGGGCGAGGGTCGTATTCATTTGATCTTTCCAACATTCGTCTCTCCAATTCTTCACCGGAACTCTTTTTATCACCACCAATATACTGATTAAGATTTCCAAAAAACATTTTACTTCCCATTTCTCCGGTTGCTGTTATATATTCGCCCACCCCTCCTGCAATTGGAGCAAATGCACTATATGAACTACCTCCTGAACCAAAATTACTATCTATTCCCGCCAATCCATCATTTCCACCTGGTGGAGTTTTAGTATTTTTACTTACAGAACTTGACGGTCTTTTCATAATTCCTGTTCTTCTATCTCCATGTAATTCTTGATCTCTATCCATTTGTGTATTTACCTTTTTTTTTTTTCGTTCTCAATTTTCTTAAATTTCAAAACATACTTTCATTGTTTTTTTTTTTAATTTTTTAATAAACACCGATTGGAGAATTTTTTTTGGTCTTCTTCTCAAA